GAGTTTCCAGCGGAAAGGTGGTTGCATTCCCCATAGTCGCGAACATGTAACAGGGTCGGATAGACCCCGCAACACTCACAAATCCGGTCCTGACTTGGTCGCACCAATCAAACCACTTGCGTGGTAGGAGGTAACGTAGCAAATCAGTAGAAACACAATCACTAGCACTGGACCAATCAATGGTAGCCAGCAGGCCATCGAGGCTTGCGAGCCGGGCTAAGGCCCTGTGGTGCTCTTGTACGTGCGTCATATCGACGAAGGGCCGCAATCGGTCGTAAAAAACCGCCATGATTCCTTGCTGAAAGAACATATTCAGTGTAGGCTCAACGGCGATAAACCGATCTTTGGTCGAATCTTTGTCGACGGTAGTTGCTCGAGAACTGGTCGTTTCCTTGTAGGTGATATCACCGAACAAATCCCTCAGACCTGCGCCAAGGGCGCGGTCAAAATCGAGGTACAGGGAGAACAACTTAATCGCTTCTAGCGTTCCAGTGAAGGGTGGTGTGAATTTCCGTTCCAAATTGACTTCTTGGCGCGGAACACCGATGGAGGCTCCTCCAGAGTGCTTGCACTTGGAGAAGATTTCCTCAGAAGTAATGTCTCCCAGTATCCAGTGGCAGTAACGGCGAGCGAGGATAAGAACTTTATCCCGCCTACTGTAACCATCATAGGTACTGGGACGGTCACACACAATGGGTAGATTGAGATCAGACCACTGATGTGCCGCCATATGTCGATTGATGCGCAGAAACTTTGCGTAAGCGTCAGTTCTACGAACCAGATCGGGGACACACATCGAGCCCTTAAATTTCTTCAAGGTGCTCCTTCTTTGGTAACTACTAGAGAACGAAGCGATTTCGAATGAAGGAAAGATTCCCCTCGCCATACAGCTGTAAGTGGCGAGGCCGATGTCCTCATGGAATGTCTCTGCAATGAGCCGGGCTATTGCAGTAGGTTCAAAGAGCTTGCCTCTTCGTTTTTTCCTTTTGGCTTCTCCGACGACGCCTCCGTCTTTTCCCTTGCGGGGACGGGACTGGGCATTCTTTTGCTTTTTCGTCGAAGATTTCTGCACGGATGCAGACACTGCTACTTTCGTCATGGTTTCCTCCTTGACGCAAGTTCCTAGCGAAAACAAATCGCCAGGATTGGGTTTGGATTATGAGAGTCACTGAGCACCCTAGAAGAAAACTAAGGGCGTCCCAGAGGGTCACGACAGCGAACCAACGTCCCAGAAGGGCGTGAAGTCACTG